GGGGGTGACAACCCGGGACAAGGCACTCGGACGGCGGTAACCGTAGATGGCGACCAACCGGTTCGTGTCCTTCGTGACAACAGATACCGCCTCTGTGGCGAATCGGACGAGGTTCCACACCGCGCCTTCGAGGTCCATGTTGGGGATGACCGCCGCCGCGTGGGCGCGGTCCACGTCGCTCAGGTCGGCCGTCAGACGCTGCGCGTCACGGTGGGTGGCGGGGACGTACCGGACATCAGTCAATGTCAACATCGGGTGTCACCGCGAGGATAGCCATCGGCAGCGGATCGTTCTGCTGGATGGTGACCTGCCCTCCGTCACCCCATCCTCGCCGCATCGCCACCCGGCGCTCCTCGGTCTTGAGCTGGATGGTGCCGTACCCGTCCGTGACGTCCCTCGGGCGGAGTTCCTGGAGCGACTTGCCCTTCGGGCCGATGTGCCCACCCCGGCTCTGATAGAACCGGATCGCCAACTCGCTAACGGACTTCTTCCGCCCCAGCATGGTACGGGCGTTGTCGTCGATGCTCAGGGTGGTGATCTCGCAGATGTAGGGCAGGCCGACGTGGACCTTCGACGCATCGAACGGAAGCGTGATGGCCCCCGACGCATCTACCACCAGGTCGCTCACCACGTTACCATCCGCCAGGACCGCCACGGTCTCGCCCACCAGGTGATCCAGGCCGGAGATAGTGATCGTCGGCGCCCCATTGTACGAGAGGCCGGAGTCCACATAGAAGCAATCCTCCGGCACCTGCTCCTCACGGGGCTCCAGGCGCTCGACGTACAGCTTCGGCACGCCGCCGATCGTCCGCTCGATCAGCGCATAGGTGGCCGTCCTGCCGCCCTCGGTGATGCAGGCGACTGACTTGAACTTGCCCTGCGTGTCGTGCCGATGCAGGCCCCACACCTTGTGCAGCCGCTGGTAGGTCAGGCCGAGGAGCGTCCCGTCGTCACGGACCATCCAGATGATCCCGTAGGGCTCCTTCTCGTAGGCCATGTCTACGATCTGATACCCGTCGAACAGGTGCCGGCTCAGGATGGACAAGTCATTACCGAGTAGCGTTGGCTCCCCTGACATATCCACCCCCCTCGCCGTCAGCCCGACGAGACGAGATCCCTGCTCCTGGACGAACACCACCGTATCGCCCGCCGTCACCGGGGTCACATCTGATGCTCCGAACCGAGAGGCGACACGGACCCCGAAGGTGGCCGGGGTCAACACGTAGTCCACCCCCTCGGTGACCCGCATCTCAGACCCCGCAGTGAGCAGGATCAGCATGTCCTGGTCAACGATGTGACGGATCTCATTGACCTGCCGGGAGATCACATCAGCCTCGATGGCGTCCGTGTCCCTCGGCGGGGTGGACCGGCGCATCGAGTCCAGCACACCGGTCTGCGTCGCAAAGAACCGCTGGGGGTTATTCACCGTGTTGGCGAAGATTCTGCGCTGCTGGTAGAACCCGACAGCCAGCGGTTTGTCATCGGCCCCCGCGAACGGGAGATTGTCCTTCGGTGGAGTCAACGAGGTATCGGGGGCAAAGTTATAATCTTCAAACGTCGTGGCGGTGGTCTCTCCGATGTACCCATACACCCCGGAACCGTTCGACGGATCCTTGTATATCCTATAGGAGTCCGCCCCGGTGACCACCGCCCACGACACCCGGACCCCGGCAGTGGTGGAAAGGGAGTTGGCGGTGATCGCCACCTCCGCCGACGCCAGCGACTCGACGCCGTTGGCGTCGAATGCCGTCACAACGTACCGATACGTCTTGGTGTAAGTGCCCGCGCCGGTACCGACGGTTACGACGGAGAGGCCCGTCGGCGCCGTCACCTTCGAGGTGAAGTCGATGGGTGCGATGGTCCAGTTGTCATGCGCCAAGCGGGACAGCTCCTGCGGGTCGTACCCATGGCAGGTGAGCGTCATCACGTCAGCCGTCTGCGAGTACCGCAGACGGAACAGGTCCGCCGCGGCGAACGGTGTGACAATCTCGTAAGGGAGGCCCGTCCCCGAGTCGATGACATACCCGCCGTCCATGATGACACGCATCGTCTGGTGGCCGAAGTCCAGGACGTAGGTCTGCTCTGTATTAAACGAGAACGGGATCAGCCGATGCGTGACGGTCGAATCGTTGACCTCACCGACGAAGCGGAAACCGGGGCGGTTGTATGCCCCACCCTGCGTCTTGATGAAGAAGTTGCGGCAGGTCTCCAGCGCGTCGCCGTACTTCTCGAAGTCAGCCCGCGCCCCGATCTCATGCGAGACCTCGCCGGCCGTGAATGACCGCTGGGTGATCTTCATCGGAATGTGATGAACTCGCTGTCAGCCGGTGGAATCGAGGACGCCTCGTTCTTCGCGGCAGCTGTTGCCTGGTCGATAAGGGCGCGGTACATGGAGAGGGCGTCGTTCCTCAGCACCCGGCCGCGCTCAACCCCGATGATGGGCACTGCGACCTGTGCGGCGATATACCACATCAGCGCCTGCGTGAACTGCGCGTCGAACTCAGTGGGGTCCACCACATCAACGATGGTCTGCGCGTAGGCTGCGTCTACATCCGTCAGGATGATACGACGGGAGTTGACGCGGGCCACCCGGTACTCCAGCGGCGGGTAGTAGGCCGGAGGGTCGTAGTAGGGCCGGAACTCGTAGGGGTTCAACACCCCGCGAGTCCGGGTCGGACGGAAGTACCCGCTCGGCCCGACCTTCAGCAGCTTCAGGCATGTCGAAGGGTAGTCGTAAACATAGGCCCATCCGTCCGGGTGGTTCGTGTCCAGCAGCGCCAGGGCTGCCGTCTCCGTGGCAAAGGGCCACGGGGCGTCACGCAGGACGAACCACCGCGCCTCGTCGTAAACCGCTCGGCAGGCGTCAGCCTCCAGCGATCCCTCATTCAGCGAGTTGATGTTGTCCGCCCTGATCTGCGACAGGGCCAGGTTGCAGATTTCGATCTTGGAGGGCATTACAGCTCCTGCACGGAGCCCTTGAAGGTCAGGTCAGCCGCAGGGTCGGCCTGCGGGGCTTCCTGTGCACCGGCGACCACCTTACGCTTGCCACCGCGCTTCACCGCCTTCGGCTTCGCAGGCGTCTCCTTGATCTCCTCCATCCAGTCCGGCACCGACTTCAGCGGCTCGTCGGTAACAATGACCTCGCTGGGCGTCCCAGGGACACGCAGCACATTGGCGTAAAAGCCCGTCTTTTTGGCTCGGTATCTCGGCATCACAGCCTCCTCATGGTGCATGGTGCGGGGGCCGAAGCCCCCGCTTTCAGGTTACGAGTTGGTCTGAACAGCGGCCACGGGGCCGGCAGTGACCTTATACACCGGGCTGGTGCCGCCAACGGTGTAGTTCATGCGGATGTACCGCTGATCCACACCCTCCGGGACGAACCGGAACGGCCAACGGTCGCCGGCCGAACCGCCGGTGAACTGGTAGCTCGCCACAGTGGTCCAGGTCGAAGCGTCCGAAGACACCTGGAGCGCCACATCCAGCGTAGGCGAGGTGCCCGTGGCGTCAGCGGTGAGCTGCACCAGGAACTCCAGCCCCTCGCCTTTGCCCAGGTCGTCGGCCAGCGCGGCGGCAGCGCCGTAGGGGGTGCCCGTAGCCCCGCGGTCATACACGTTGGTCGAGGCGGCGTTTGCCGTGATGACCTGCTTGTCAGAGAGCAGGTTGTTTGTGTCGAAGATCATCTCACTTCCTCCTTATCAGACCACGCGGGCCTCGGTGTTGATGATGGCGTCGGTTTCCTTGATCGGGATGCCCCGATAGGTCAGAACCTCCTTACCCTCAACCTCCATCGGACGGAGACGGGTGAAGTTGTCAGACGCACCGGCGTTGGTGGCGGCGGCGTCCAGCGCCTCCATCACGTCACGGTTGCAGTAGATCACCTGATTACCACCCGGGACGCGACGAGACTGGAGCTTCCAGTATGCCTTGCGCATGAACTTGTAGATGTCCACGGTGCCGGCTTGCAGGGCCGCAGAGTCGATGTTGGCGATCCGCACGTTGTAGCGCCAGTCGCGCACCGACAGGCCCACATGCCAGCGGAACAGCTCCTCTATCACGAAGTAGGGATTGCCGTTCGCGTCGGCCACGCGCTGCTCGCCCTTGTCCTCGCGCATCACGCCGGCCTGAGTGCCCTTCGGGTACAGCAGATGGGTCTGCCGCTCACCCCAGGTGACGAACCAGACCGAGGTGTTACTGGAGCCGGTGCCGCCCGCGTCGATGATCTGGTTGCCGTTGGGGGCACTCAGGGACGAGTAGCGCGGGGCCAGACCCATGAACATCTCGGGATCGGACGCCGTGTTGCCGTAGAACAGGCGTGTGGCGACCTCCTGGTTTATGGACTCCAGATAGGCCGAGGCTTCCGACAGACGCAGGGCGCCGGGATTACCAGCCAGGTCCAGCAGACGCTTGTCCACCGTGGACAGGGCCTCCACGAAGCCCGTGGTGTCCTCGACCTGTGCGACCTTGGACTTGCTCTGCGAGATACCCTGGTACAGCTTGCCCCAGGCCACCGAGGGGAGGCCGGTACGGACAGCGGTCAGGTGCTTCGCACCGTTGTTACACTCCACCGCGATTGCATCCTCCAGGATCGGATTCAGCTCGGTGAGCATTTCGATGACTTCCGGGATGTCGCCGTCGGGCGACTGACGCTTGTAGAGGTCCACAAGGTCCAGGAAGGAATTGCCAATCGTAGCCATTGGTATTTACTCCTTACGATTTGTAGAGAATGCTGACCCGATCTTTCAGTTCAGCCGCCGGGGCTCCGCGACCGGGGTTATCCTCGGCCAACGTCTGCCCTACCTTGTAGAAGAAACGGATCACCTCCTTATGGTTTCCGAGTCCAGAGGCATCCAGGAACTCCTTGAGTTCAGGGGTGCCATAGGCTTCCAAGGCTTTATTGGCAGTGGCGACATTGGCATCCAGGGCATCCCCGCCGATCTCCTCATCGACCTTGGTTTCCTCCAGCCACGCATCCACTTGGGCCAGAGCAAATTCTTGATACTTCGCCGCGAGCTTCTGCGCGGCCTCGTTGTCCAGACCGACCTCCTTGAACGCCTCCGACATGGTTTTCGCCAGCGGGGCTTCAGGGTCAATGTCCTCGCCGAAGTCGTACTTCTCGGGAACTTTGTCCTCGGGATCGTCGTCTCCGGGCGGGTCCTGCTGCTGGTCCTGCTGCTGGTCCTGCTGCTGGTCCTGCTGCTGGTCCTGCTGCTGGTCCTGCTGCTGGTCCTGCTGCTGGTCCTGCTGCTGGTCCTGCTGCTGGTCCTGCTGCTGGTCCTGCCGCTGGTCCTGTGGGTTGTTACCGTTGCTCATCTTCAATGTTCTCCTTCAACATAGTCGCGTAGCTTCCCGGCGCGGCCTGTTGCATCTCCTTCATCCACAGCAGCATCTGGTTCCTCGCGCCGTTCTTGCGCGAGATTATAACCGGATCTGCCTCAAAATCTACCGAGAACACACCGCAGGACTGAATCATCCGCCATACGAGATCCCGGCCCCAGCGCGTCGTCAGCAGGTTCTTCCACTGATCGCGCTCATCAGGGGTCACCGTATATCTCCTCCAGGCAAATCTCCTCGCCGCACTCGACACACTCGACGTGGGTCAGCTTGACATAGAACGCCTGGCACCCGCACAAGCACTCATACACCAGTTCCGGCGGATCATCCCGCTTGAACCCCACTACCTCGCCCATCAGGCCAGTCCTCCGAGTGCCTTGACGATGGCGCTGTCTTCCTTCACCGCCCCAGCCTTCTGCGCCACCTCGGCCATCTGCTGCGCCTGCTCCATCTGCTGCTGCTGCTGCATGGCCTTCTGCTCGGCAGCCAGGCGCTCCTGCACCTCACGGTCGCCTCGGATCACACGCGGCGGGGTGGAGTTCGCCAGGGCGTACTCGTCCACCGCTTGCAGGGCGTCGAACTTGTGCCGGGACTCAGGGAACACCTGGGCCAGCCCGCCGACGAAGGACGCCATGCGCTCCACCGCCATGCCGGCGTCGGCGCGCTGCGCCCGGGCCAGGGTCGAGATGTACTCCACTCGCAGATCGGCGCCCTCCAGCTCCGGCGGGGCCGGGGGCAGGATGCCCGCTCGGGCGGCCATGTTGAACACCCGGTCGTTGAGCGGGTCCAGCAGCTCGTTGTGCAGACGCTCCAGCACGG